TCTTTTAGGGCTAGATTAGCAACCTTGACACGGCGCTCAAAGTCATCGGTGGCGTTAGGACCGCTTCCGAGGTACTTAGAAGCACTCGCAGCCACGGATGCTTGCAGTTCTGCAGGCGCTAACTGGGTATCTACCACGTCTTTAGCCGCCTTAGCCTGATTTGCATATACTTCAGAAGCCAGTTTCTGGTTCTGGAGTTGGGCATTTTCAATCTGCAACTGCATCGTAGCCATCTGCATCTGCTGTTGCTCAGGATTGGGCTGCAGCATCTGATCCAATTGCTGGATTAACTGCTCACGATTAGCCAATCCGCTGTTCTCAACGATGGCTTTCATCACCAGCGGCACGATAGGACTATCCGGTCCGAGTGTCTTAAGCAGGTTCATAAACTGCATTTGCTCGTATTCGCGTGCGATGATGCCAAGATTGGACGCAGGAATGAACGCAAAGTCCTTAGAAGGATAGTTCTCTGGATCAAACTGCATAAATCGATAAGCAGCCTTATTCACAAATGGAATCAAGAACTGCTCTTGGAAGTTAATCAGAGTACGCTTGTTCTTCTTGATGATGTTGGACAGGCCAGCAGAGAGGCCAGCACCATCGCCAGAGGTGGCTGCAGGCAGTGCGGCAGAATCTACCGTTCCGGTTGCCATCAGCAACATACGCATGAACTCGTTAGCCGTGGTCAGATTGCCTGGATCGGTGTTACCGAACTTAAACGGCTGCAGAATCTCAGTAGGATTGCCGTTGGTTAGGATAGTCTTACCAGGACGCACCTCAAACTTAGCACCGCGAGGCAGACGAGTTGCATCGATACCCATCATCGGCACAGTGGTCAGTGCCAGCGAATCAAGGTGAGCACGGATCTGTGCATCGATCGCCATTTGGCTGTTGTAGCCCTTTTCAGCCACGCCACGGCCCCAGAAACGATTGGGCATGGAGTCATACTGGAAAGCCACCACAGGGCGGTCCTTCATCATGTATGGGTTTTCTTCGGCCTTGAGCAGATCACCGTCGTTAGCGATAACGACAATGGCTTCCACCAGTTCCGTGTAGTCAGCGGCTTCGCTGCCGAACTCTTCCGTCTTGTCTTGGAAAATCTTGACAATCTGCTCACCAGAGTCAGCCTCTAGCAGATACTTCGGCACAAGTCCGTAGTAGCGCAGCAACTTTACTTTGCCGTTCTGATACTCTACATTTTCCTGCGTCGGCTCCATGTCGCTATCGACAGCAGCGGGGCCAAGATTGTCCACTTTTTTGTAGATGCCAGACTCCATTCCAGCCACAACGGAATGAATCGACACATACTCTTCAATAGCGCAGCCAAGTGCGTCTTCGATGCTGGTAGCATTGGGGTCAATGAGGAAGTTACGCGGATTGATGGGGTTCAAGCCAACAGTGAACTTCTTGGTCTCTTCCACGCCAAATGCGGTAACACCCATCTCAATGATAGGCCGCATTGTGGGCTTCATCTCTGTCTTCTCGGCAATCACTACCTCACCGATGCCTGTACCGTATAGAGCGCCTAAGAGAATGCTGTCAGAAATGGACTTTCGTACTCGGTTCTTTTTAAAATCCTCATACATCTGATTCTTGACTGCTTCGATGTCAGTCCTGTCCTGGTCTTTACCATCGTCGATGATGTCAAAGAACTTCTCTCCGCGACCAAAGACTGCCTCTTCAATCTCTGCAGACTGTGACTCAATGGCCTGCTGCAGAGCAGGAGTAATCATTTTGGAACGCTCAGAGTCGCGTGTGCTGTCCTCGCCTGCCCAGATACCGCGCCAGAGGCGCTCATAGGCTTTCCAGTCTTCTAGGTAGTTCTCATCGCGCTGATCGCGCCATTCGATACAGCGATCTAAAACCCAGTTAGTGATCTGGGATTCTTTGGAGTCGTAGGTTTGGTCGTCCATTATTAGTCCTCTAGGCTGTTGCCGATGCTGTCTTCAAACGGAGATGCATACTCTTCTTTCATATCCTCTTCCTCGTCAGCCTGCACAGGAAGGAAGATGTCCTTGTCTTTAAGACCGGCTTCTTTGGCTGCGGTGATGATCTTCATCAAGCACTCAGCACTGAACTTGTATTCCATCTCTTCTTTGATGGCTTCAAAGACCATAGGATTCTTAACGAGTGCGTCCCAGTTTAGGGGCACAAACTCTTCTTCTTTTTCGCCAGACATCATCATTCCGTAGTGCATCTAGGTCTCCTTAATAACCAGATATTCTATCTAGTGGTTGAAACTCTTCATCTTCGTAATCGCTCATATATTCTGCAATGGCGATCTGGTCGATGTAGGACAAAGCGTCTATCAAGTCATCGTGGACTTGAGTGTTCGGAAAGTTAAGCAGTTCGTCAGTGACTTCAGAAACCCAGACTGCGTCGTTAAACACAATCTTGCCGTGCTCAAAGCGGCCCTGTAGCGACCAAGTAATCCTGTCCGTCTTCTTCTTATTTCCGTGTGTTAAATCTTCAATTCTGAAATACTTGTTGTTGCGGCGCATCAAATCGCTTAGGTATGGCAGTACCGCGTTCTTGAGAGCACCCCTTTCGATTCCCACGCATAGTGGTTCATAGTCTCTGACGGCGTCGAAGATTCTTTGGGCTGTCTCTTTAATGTCCCAGCGTCCATATTCGATGTTGGCGACCCACCACGTTCCATCAACGCAGACCTTAACAACAGCAATAGCAGACTGGTCGAGTCTTTTCTTTTTTGCAGTTGTGGCAGCGGCAACATTTTCGAAGCCAGCCAAGTCCACTGCGATATAATATCTTCCGTGTACTGGTTCATCATCATCTACTTTAATCCACTCTTCTTTAAAGATGCCACCGCTTGCTGCTTCAAAGGATGCCATAAATTCTTGTCGGAACGCAAATGACGACATTGACTTGCGAGCCGCTTCAATTTCCTTTGGATCTAGCAGTTCATTGTCA